GACTCCGCAGCCTTAGCATCAAGATCAGCCTGATAAGCCGCCTCCTGCTCTGCCTTAGTGTGCGTAACACCTTCATCGTCAGTGTAGTCTTGGAACATATCCACTACTGACCACGCCTGTACCCAGTTGCCGTTAGCGTCTTGTGTAGCGCCGTTACGGACAGCCTGTGTGTAGCCTGTCACTTCGGGCTTAGGAGCTTCGAGTACAGGGTCTATGCCAAGAGCGGAACAGACGTTAGCGTCCCACACTCGCGGCAGTGATGTGTTGCTGTTGAGCTTGCGGATTTGTCCCTGTGTTAAGACTTCGCCGCTTGATTGCACTCTGTATTCCATAGTTGATATTCCTATGCGATGGAAAGGTAGATGTAAGTGCCGCCACTGGCGTTAAGCGCAGCAGGAGCAGATGATGTTACTGTAAAGCCACTAGATAGTGGATCGATGTAGTCTGTAGATGTAACTTCTGCGGCTGTAGAGTTCAAGAGCAAGTAAGGATCGTTACCTGCAACAATACCTCTTACGCTGTCCCAGACGTACCAGTCGCCAGTAGAGTCTGTACGCTTGATCAGGATGAATCTAGCGCCTGCCGAGAAACCACAGTCTACGTCTACGTTACTGCCTGTGCCTGTGTAGCTGCCTACTTTGCTTACTCCTGCTAGTGTGGCGAAATGATAACTAATAAAGTTTTTTCCGGTCATATTTACATCTATAGCTGAGCCTAATGTAAAAACACTGCTAGTTGGAGAAGTGCTTGCAAACTGAAAGCTAGCGCCGGAAGAGCCACCGTTTTGACTTAGGTATATAGAATCTTGTGGGCTAATCCCGCTATGGTACACAACCCACCCCGCCTCATATGGCGATAAACTTTCTCTCGCTTTAATAATCATCATTTCAGGCGCAACGCCCAAGTTATGATTTATAGTTCTAGTCGACCCATTACCAGTATAAGCCACCACATCAAAGAAGCCTGTGGCGCGTTTGAAGTCGTAGAAAATCCCGTCTGTTCCTCCCCAAAGATTATTAAGATAGCCTTCATTACTATCATAACCAAAACCATAAGACGCAAATGATGCTTCAGCAGTGTTCGCATTAGTTGATAAATAGTTAGTTGGGCCTGATGAAGATGTGCCTCGAAGTCTATCTATAACTTGTCTATTCCCAGTTGATGAAACTTCAGCATGAAGAGTCATGTCAACAGGCCATCCAGTTGTGATGGTTTTCCCGTAGGGGGACGTTAATTCTGTAGCTTTAAAAACCTCAGTCCCAGACTCAGGAGTCTTCATTGGGCGGCGTATGGCTATGTAGATGTAGGAGTCACCGGGATCATTTGTCCAAGCATATGCAGTATTGGCTGTAAAACCTGTTGCGTTAAAATCAATAACATTTGCTGGAGTTACTTCAGCGTCACTTGTGTTTGCGTACAGAATTGCATCATCCCCTCCTGTTGCAACACCTCGCATATTGTCAAAAATTGACCAATTGTAAGCCTCATTGGTTTTCTTTATCATAATCCACTGAGGTTCATACCCCAAATTGATAAAGTTTCCATCCGAACCTGTACCCGTATAACTCCCACACTTAATAATACTCTCGCTGCCATCGTCTCCAAAGCCTCCTGCGTCTGAGGCGAATAGGTAGGCTACGTAGGTTCTGCCTGAAAAATTGTAATAAACATTAGAGCCATTAAAAGTAATTGTGCTGTCTGTAGAAGTCATAGTGACATCTGTTTGAGCCGCAGCAGTAGAGTTAAGTGCTAGATAATTTGATGGTAGTGAGCGGTGATTTGTTATCCAGTCTCCAGAATGAGACGTAACTTTAACCACAGACATTCCAACAGTAGCTCCTAAATTATGGGGCAGAGTAAAAGGCCCAGCAGCACCATCACCCGTCCAAGTCACAACATCAAAGAACTTCTCAGCCTTGCGGAATGTCCAAGAAACTTGAGGTTGATCGTTAAAATTGTACCACCCCGTTCCTACCGCGCTAGATACTCCAAAGCCGTCAGAATTAAAAGAGGCTAAGTCGTCATTCGACTGCTGTGCGTCTGTAGTGTTTGTGTAAAGATTGCCACCGTCTGTTTCTGTATCCCAAATGCCGTGATTCCAAGCAACATTGCGAGTCTTTATCCAAACAGCCCCACCCTTTCCCGCTAAGTCTATGCCGTTGACGATGTTTTGAGTGTTTGTTCCGGTGTTGTTACCCGTATACAAATAAGTCGAGAAGACATCCTCAACGTACAGAGGGTCACCACCTGCATTACCCGCAGCCGCCGTTAGAGCTTTCGTTAGTTTGCTCATGCGTTACTCCTAAACGTAGCTGCCAGTGTATGCACCGTAGAGTGTGCTAGAGACTTTCCAAAACACTAGCACATCTTTTGCCGTGAGTGTTGGAGCTACGTTTCCACCGCTTGTTACCCACTGCATAGTTGGGTACGTTACTGTGTAACTAGCACCTGCTTCGAGCTGTAGGACGATTGCGTCACCAGAGCTTAGCGAGTCTGTGAAGGTCGTGTTAGCTGCGAGAGTCTTGGTCTGTACTGCGCCGTTGGTCGCATCAAAGGCTGTGCCTGACAGTGCGTAGACAGTGTCTCGGATGGTCTTGTTCGTAAAGGTGTCAGTGCTAGTCGCTGTGACCAGGGCTGTGACGCCGTCTAACAGATTAAGCTCTGTGGCAGTAGAGGTAACACCATCAAGGATATTCAGCTCTGCCGTAGTGGCAGTTATGCCATCAAGTGTATTAATTTCAGCAGCCGTTGCAGTAAGGTCAGAGATTTGGCTAACTGTAACCGAGGTTGCTGTAGGCGCTATGTCAGTCCATGCTGAGCCTGTGTAGACCTGCATCTTGTCGTCAGTAGTGTTGAAGTAGATTGCGCCTGTCAGCAAAGCGTCACCATCGTTATCTAACGTAGGCGCAGAAGACTTCTGACCAAGGTAACGGTCATCAAAGTTATCGTAACTTGTGGCGGCTGCTGCGGCTGAACTTGCAGCGTTGCTTTCTGAGGTAGAAGCTGCTGTAGCTGATGTAGCTGCATTTGAAGCTGATGTGGCTGCGTTAGAGGCTGATGTGGCTGCTGCTGCGGCTGAGCCTGCTGCTGATGTAGCCGAACCTAAGATTGAGTCTGTGTAGGCTTTAGTCGCTGCATCCTGAGCTAACGTAGGGTCGCCAACACCAGTAATCTTGTTAGTCCCCATTGCGATAGCACCGGACATAGTGCCGCCAGTGAGGCTTAGCTTTAGAGCGTCTGCGGTGTCAACATACGTCTTAGTTGCTGCGTCCTGTGCAGAAGTAGGGTCGCCCAAACCTGTAATCTTTGACGTACCCATTGCTATCGCACCAGTCATCGCACCACCCGCGAGAGGTAGCTTAGTGGCTAGTGCTGTTGTAACTGTACCTGCGAAGTTAGCGTCATCGCCTAATGCGGCGGCTAGCTCGTTAAGAGTGTCTAACGCGGCAGGAGCAGAATCAATTACTGCTGCAACTGTGTCGTCTACATAACTCTTGTTGGCTGCGTCAGTACCTACTGTTGGTGTAACAACATTAGTAAGTTTAGTGTTGGTAAAGTCAGCAGTACCATTAACGACTAAATCGTTTAAAGTAGTCGTGCCAGAAGACGCTGTAACATTACCTGTGACATTGCCTGTCAGATCGCCAGTTACATTACCAGTGACGTTACCTGTTAAGTTACCTGTGACGTTACCTGTTAAGCCACCTACAAAGCCCGTGGTGGCTGTTACTGTAGTACCCCTTACTGTTGACGCGGTAGTCGCACCAATGGGCGTAGAGTTAATTGTGCCACCTGTGACGACTGCATTGCTAGATGCAAAAGTACCGTTAGCGGTTAGAGTGCCGGTAACGGTAGCTGTAGCAGTGGTGACAGTAGACGGATTAGTACCTAACTCTACAATCTGTGTAGACGCATTCTCTGTGAAGATTCTTTTGTCTGTGACGTTGACAGCGAGTTCGCCCTGAACCAAGTCACTCGTGGTAGGGACTGCCGAGGCTGTAGAGCTGTTCTTGGTTACTATCGTTGCCATGTTAATTTCCTGTAATTACCACTTAGTTTTATGCGACCAGTAGCGAGCTGATAGTTTAGAGGGGTTGGCGTCTTGAGCGTTATGCCTAGCGTAGTATGATTTCTTTCTAGCTTTGTCTTTGGCAGTCTTGGGATTACTCCCTGCACCTGTTACGCCTTGCTGACCGAATCTTACGGTCTTGATTTCGTCACCAACTTTAGCCAGGACTACATGGCTCTTGGTGGGATGGTTGGGTGTCTTCTTGGGCTTATTATACCCACTAACACCTAGCTTGGATATTCTAGGGTCTTTCATAAGATAAGGGGGCAGGTTTCCCTACCCCCATCTCCGTTTAGCCGTTTACAGCAAGAACGAAACCGCTGTCAGGGCGGTATGCCTTAACACCGTACAGAGTGTCAGCAGTGTACAGTGTTCCGAGGAACTCCTGCTTGTACTGAGTCTGTGAACGAACAGATACTTGTTCCGCGAGGATCAGTGTGTCCTGGTGGATAAGCATCGCTGCTTTAACATCTCCACCCGCTGCGTTATCAGCAGCAGCTTCGATGATTGGGCAGTTAGAGCTAACGTATACGTCAATGCCGTATAGGTTGCCGATCTTGCCGTTTTGAACAGTAGCGCCACCAACAAAGTCAGAAGACACATAGCGGTCAATACCCATGATTGCGTTACGCAGTGATGGGGGAATGACGAATGCGCGGTTGTCCATAGGGACGTCTGCGTCATCTTGCTTCTGGATCAATGCGCGGAAACCTGCGTCAGTGAATATGTCAGCAGCAGCAACAGTGTCAGCAGCGTAAGCTGTAAGACCAGTTGATGCGTCATTGTAGAACACAGCAGTGTTAGTCCAGTCAGAGCCATCACCATCACCTAGTGACTTACCGAGTTGGAATAGGTCGTTGTCTACTTGACGAGACAGAGCGTAACCCGCGTCACCAGTGTAGAAGTTACGCAGTGAAGCAAGAGCTTGCACTTCAGTAATATCTTCGATGATGCGTGAGTACTCGTAGTGCTTGTCCACTACAACCTGAACTTCACTCTCAGTGTTGTTCTGTACTGTTACAGCAGTGTTCTCTGCTTTAGCGTATGCTGCGCCACGGATAGGAGCAGGGATGTGAATTGTATCCCCTTTCTTACCAGACATAGACATTTTCTTTACCAGGTTCGCGAGGATGAGGTTCTTCTCATACGCTGCACGAATCTCGTCACTCCAAATTTCAGGTACAAAAGTAGCCGCTGAAGTGTTGTCAACAAAACCGCCAGTGGCGGGAAAAGTAGATGTAGCCATGTTAAATAATCCTTAAGTCAAGTTAGCTGCGGACTCGACCCTCTTGATACGCTCGCATGATTTCGTTGGACATGCCTTGATAGCGTTTCGGGTCATTCCGCATTAAGTCAATAATGTCTTGCCTCCGATATATCTTCTTGCTCGGAGCTTCTGAACTTCCATTAGCTCCACCTGTTGATGCTGTATTTAAAGCATGCTTACGCTCTTTGCGTTCAATCTCTACAGTCTGCTTTGCGACATTCTTAATCTCTTTCCAGGTAGAAAAGAGTTCATCTGCTGCATCGTAGTTGTATTGACTGTTTGCTTGTTCGTATAGCTGTGATCGAATCTTGCTACCTGTCACCCATTTCTGGAAGTCAGGACTCATAGCAATATCTCTCAAGTCAGGATGTTTCTGCTGTAACGCGGAAAGTGTCTGACTTTGCTTCATCTCAGTACCAAACTGCTCCAATTTTTTCAAGGTTGGATGGTTTGCAATTTTGTACTCTACAGCCTTATCAGGGTCAGCGAAGAAATCTATCTCTTCGGCTTCTTCCTGTTCGTTGACTTTAGTCTGCTTAAGAATGAAGTCATCAACAACGCTTCTTAACTTACCAACTTCTTCGCCTTGTTGACCTATGCGAGACTCAGCCTCTTGATGCATCTTGATCAACTCAGCAGGAGTCTTTCCACGGTAATGCTCGGGAAGTTCTTCTGTTGGTTCGCTTGCGGCTACCTCTGTACTTTCTTGCGAGACCGCTTCCGCTGTTTTTTCCTCATCTGCCTCTTGCGTAACTTCATCAATTAATTGTGCCACTATTAAACTCCATAACTAACAAGACCAATCTAGCTACCCCGCAATAGGACTATGAATTGGCTACCTTGCGTTCGTGTTTAATCTTCTGCTCCCTATCTCTAGCCCATTTCATAGTAGCTCCAGGAAAGCTGCCAGATATAGGATCGAGTACTGTCTTAGTCGCAGAGATTATCTTACTACTAGTTTCACCACATTCAGGACAAATCCGATCTTCGGCAGTACGCACAAAAGCCTCATGTATGTGACCTTGCTTACACTGGAAATCAAAGACCTTCATCGCTTCCCTCTTTCTGTAGATGATCTACTGTAGATTCTAAGTTGAGAATAAACGCGAGGATGTTGAGTTGTCCTTTACGGAAATTCAAATCATCATTATCCCGCGTTGCTTCTACGGTGTTTATGTTAAGAGCGTTGGCACTTAGCTCTTTCATTAATTCTTTCCACCCCTCCATGACAAAGATGTCTTGGAGTGAGTTGTAATATTTTTCAGTTTCTTTATCCATTCTTCTTAACCTTCTTCTTGGACTCTTCAATCATTTGATCTTTGAGTTCGTGAAGCAGAGAGTTCTGAGTTGACTCTACCGATTTTAGTCGCTTGTCTAATCTCTCAAGGATGATGTTAATTTCCTTAACCACTTCCTGTAACTCTCTTTGGGATACCATTAGGATAAAGCCTTTGCTGCTTCAAGATTTAATTTCTTCTCTTTTAGAGCTGCGTCAGCCACTTTGAGGCGGCGTTCAAACTCTTTGTCCTCCGCTGTTCCTACTTGTAGGTTACTGGTAACTGCTTTGATTTGCGCAGTCTCTAGCTCTACAGGAATAGCTTTGATCTCAGCTTCCATCTTCTTAGCTCTTGCCTCTGACTCCATAGCCTGACCATTCAATGCGTTGGTCTGTGACTGTTGGAACTCCATTTGAGCTTGCATAGCTGCTTGTTGCGCTTGCTGCTGCTCAGGAGAAGGCTGTCCTGCCTGTGACAATGCCGCAATAAGTTCTTCGCGGTTAGACAGGTTCATGTTGTCTATGATGGACTGTATTAATACAGGGTACAGAGGAGAGTCTTGTTGCATGGTTTGTAGCAGCTGAACTAACTGAGTAACCTCATATTCCCTTGCAATAATCCCTAATGAAGACGTTACATGGAAGTTATAGTCTGCAACGGGATAAATCTCTGGCTCAAACTGCATGTACCTATAGGCGGCTTTTGAGACAAATGGAATCAAGAAAGACTCTTGGAAGTTAATCAGAGTCCTCTTATGACGCTTAATAATCGCACCAAGGGACATAGATATTCCCGCAGCAGTAGCGTCACCATTGATAGACCCTGGTATACCCGCAGAGTCTATAGCGCCTGTGGCAGTTTGAACCATCTTCTGTAGTTCACCTGCTTGAGCAAAAGTAATTTGAGAGACTTGACCGAAGTTAAACGGCTGTAGAACCTCTGAAGGATTACCGTTTGTAAGAATGATCTTACCAGGTCTAACTTCTGGCTTTGCTCCTCTTGGTAAACGAGTAGCGTCCATAGCCATCATTGGGTGTACAGTTAACGCGAGGGCATCAATCCTTGCTCTGAGTTCCGCATCCAAAGCCTTTTGTGAGTTATAACCCTTCTCACAAACACCTCTTCCCCAGAATCTACTTGGAACTACGTCCCATGGGAAAGCCACAATAGGGCGATCCTGCATCATGTACGGGTTCTTCTCTGCCTTCAGCAAAGTACCACCGTTTGCAATCACTACAATAGCTTCAACGTAGAACGAATCGTCTTCGTCTTGCAAGTCAACCTCTTCATAATCGTCATCTTTGGTAAGCAAATGGCGGGGGACTAGACCATAGTACTTAGTAAGACGGACTTTATCGGTAGGTTGCGTGGTAAGTTCGTGGTCAGCATCTAAATCAATGTCAGGATAGGCGAAGTTAAAGGGGACATCTTTGTAAACTCCCTTCTCTTGCAGCATTTCCACTTGATGCACTGGTACAAATTCGTCAATAGCCACACCTATCGCGTCATCTACACTTGTAGCTACTGGGTCAATAAGGAAGTTCTGTGGTAGTACGCTTCTTAAGCGGCAAACTGTCCGATCTGATATCTCTACGCCTATTTCTTGTAGCTGTCCGTCCATAGTAGGACGCGAGGAAGGTCGCATGTCTTTTACTTCTTCCAGAGTTAGCTCTGCTATCCCTGTTCCGAACACTGCCGCGTTAATTAAACACTCACCCACAGATTTGCGGACTTTATTCTTCTTAAAGTCCCTCATGAGTTGTTCGCGGAGGTACGCTACGTCTTGTGTCTCTTGGTCAGCAAAGTCGTCTTTGATGTCAAAGAACTTACCACGACCAAAGGTAGCCTCTTCAATCTCTGCGACTGAGGATTCTACGGCTTGTTGTAACGCGGGAGAGATGATTTGCGACCTTTCGGAGTCTCTATTACGGTCTTCTGAGGAGAAGATACCCCTCCACAGACGGTAGTACTCATCGAACTTCTGCTCGTAGTTCATCTCGTAATGATCACGCCACTCGCGGCACTTGGTCATTACCCAGGAATCTAAGGTTTCCTCTATGCCAAACTGATCTTCGTTTCTTTCTAGCATAATAATCCCTGTTAGTAACCCGAAACCGAGTCAATGACTTCGAAGTCATCTATTTCAAAATCGTATGAGTAAGACACCTTGGCCAGTTGATCTACATAAGCCAAAGCGTCTACCATGTCATCGTGAGTTAAGGGGTCAGGGAATTGAAAGATCTCATCCATGAATTGGATGTTCCACTCTCCCTTGTTCAAGGTACAGACTCCGTTTTCAAATCTGCCTTGTAAAGCCCACATTACCCTGTCGGTTTTCTTTCTGTTGCCGTGAGTCAGTTCTTCTACGCGGAAGAAACGCTGATTTTTCTTCATTAGGTCAGTCAGTGGAGACATCACCGCTTGTCGTGCGATGCCTTTCTCTATACCCACTGATATAGGTTCATAGTCCCTAACGATCTGGAATATCTTCTGGGCAGTCTCGTTCAACTCCCAGCGTCCGGCGATTATATCACAAATCCACCATCCATATTCGCCGACTTTTACTATAGCTATGGCAGTGTTGTCAAGTTTTTTATTTTTGCTCTTTTTGCCAACCTCTTCAAAGCCTGCAAGGTCAATGGCTACATAGTAGTTCCCAGTAGGGGGTTCTTCCTCATCGAACTTGATCCAGTCTTCTTTAAACATCTCAGAGCCTCTAGCCTCAAACGAGGCCATAAACTCCTGACGGAACGCGAAGGAAGACATGCCTTGTTTGGCAGAGTCTATTTCCGCTTTGTCTAGTAAGTCGTTATCGTAGCTTGTAAAGTGCCATGCCTTAAAGTTGGGGTCTTCGCCTAAACTGGCTTGTTTGTAGAGTTCATAGAAATGATTTCTACCCATTGGTGTCCCGATAAATAAGGCTTCTCCTTTCAAGTCTGTCAACGCGGGTCGTAGTATTAATTCCCACACATCGGGCTTCATGTCCGCGTATTCATCCAAGACAAGAAACTTAAGACTTACGCCGCGCATAGTCTCAGGTCTGTCCGCACCTTTCAAGCTTATTGTTGTGCCGTTGATTAATCTGACCTGCATGTTATTGACATGTGAGGAGTCAATAACTGGTTGGCCTATCTCCAGAAGGAGATTCCACATAATGTCTCTTGCTTGGCCTTGTGTAGGAGCTACATAGAACACCTGCCCTCTGTCTGACTTCAGGGCGTTGACTATCAAAAGGTAAGCCGCAAGACGAGACTTACCCGTCCTGCGACCCGCAGCAACTACTTTGAAACGGGTGACATCGTTCCAAACTTCTTTCTGCCACTCAAGGAGACTTATGTCTAGGTTCATTTTTTCTTCGCGGTTTTCTTGGCTTTAGCTTTCTTGGCTGCTGCTTTACCTTTCTCTGTGTATGCGTATTTCTTACCGTTTACCATTGGCATAGTATTCTCCAGTTCGTATCATTGTGGTTACATTGATTGCTCGTTGTCCGACCTGATCAGCCCATTTAGAGTCCATGAACTCATCAGCAGCCTTCTCAAAGTCGTCAGTCTCCATAAACCCTAATGCTTTCTTAAACTTCCTTAGTCGGGTTATACCAAGGTTGAAACACAAGTCTATCATAGCGTCTTGTCTAACTTGGTCTAAGTACTTATACCATCTAAAGGTGTTGTCTAGTTCTTCCTCACACCTTCGGATGTCGTTTCTTAACATGTAATAGACTTCATCATGGGATAGACCCATGCTTTCTAAGTTCCTGCCTACGCCTATTGTCAGGATTCCAAGTAAGTCTTCATAGGGCTTAGTCCGCATACCTTCATGCAGGACTAGCATGTCTATAAGATTAGTCCTCACTGTACTCACCCTCTATGACATCTGGGCTGATGACCGTATCTGTCACGCCAGAAATAGTGATGTTGACCGTAGGCTTGCTGCCAAGCTTGTCTTTGTCAAACGAACTGACAGGGAGTATTCGATCTACAATTAACTTCCACGCAGCAGCTTGGTTCTTGTGGTCGTCATCCATTGCTGCCTTGAATATGGAGTTAATCACCGCAGGAGTGTCTCGTCTAGCCAAGAACCTCTGCTTCATCTCAGCCATGGCCGAATGGTCACCCTTAGGTCTGCCTCTCCCGCGTTTCTCAGGTATCAACTCAGACTTTCTGGGTCTGCCTACCTTACGTTTGGGTTGATCTATCTTGTCTTTAGGCACAGCTTCGTAACTCTTGATGTGTAAAAATTAAACAGATTTAAACATGAGTTTTAATTATTGTCTATTTTTTATACAGAATTACGCATTGCTTGGGGTTGAGAGGGATTGGAGTGTTCTTTTTTTTCTAATTTGGCCTCTTGCAAATTTGTGGGGCTACTATAACAATAACCACGAGCAATCCCCCTCCCCCGTCCCTATTCGCGGCGAGATTCGCCAGATTGTGGTGAGATTCGCCAGATAGTAAAGCGATTAGTTTAGTAAAGCGATTGGTTTAGTAAGTAGGTGGGTTTAGTAAGTAGCCTATAAGCCAAGACTATGAACCTATAAGCCAAAACATAACATCCCTATGCACACGATTCTTACACTGTTACCGGTAACACATTCAAGGTAACACAGTAACACTTTACGGTAACAAGGTAACACATCCACACACTGTATATCCATCCAGTAATCACCCTAAGCCATTGAATCCCCTGGTATTCTCAAAGTTGGCACGGGCAATGCATTGTATTGGATGACAGTTAAGCAATCACACAATTACAGGGGATACACAATGCAGCTAAGCAAGCCGATAACCAATACGTCAAGTATGTTAATTAACTTTTACGAGGCGAAAATTCTACCTAGCTCTTGCGCCAAATTAATGCTGGCAGCGACAAAGGATAAGGATCTCGAGCAATTAATCGGTTCATGCGCTATCGATGCCCGTAATCTACATAATGGATTTAATGAAGAATACGGCAATTATGCGGACGCGGTAATAGCGCGACTAATTGCGCAAGCCTAACAATAATCGCCCCTGGCAACAGGGGCATCACCAAGGGGAAAATATTATGACTGTAAACAATGGCGATTTTGTAACACTAAACACTACTCACAATGCCGAATTATGGAAAGTAGTAAACGTAAGCAGGCACACAGTAGACCTAATCGCGGCAAGCGAGCTACACACTCCTAACATCGCAGCGCAGACGCTAGATTGGTCTGCAATTGTGAAAGTAATACCACAATAAACGATAACGCCCCGTTTCGGCGGGGCATTCTTAACAAGGGGAATAACAATGGCTAAAACAAAAGGTTTCATCTTATACCAAGGCGCTAGTGAATTAGATAACGCGCCAATTGTTGTAATCGCTACCATGTCTACCAGTAATCGCAAGACCGGGAAAATGGTTCAAGTGTGGATTCTTCGAAGTGATATAGACCCGATCGAAGCTTTCAAGTCTAAAGCAGATTATTCTATATGCGGCAATTGTCCGCAGCGATGGGCATTAGGTGGCGCGTGTTATGTAAACATCGGGCAAGCGCCTCTTGCGATCTATCGTGCCTATAAACGCGGCAGCTACACGCTATTCGATCCGGTATTACATGGCGACCTACTGGCTAATCGTAAAATCAGATTAGGCGCTTATGGTGATCCCGCAGCTGTACCCTTTGAAGTACTACGCGACTTCGCAAGATTAGGTAAAGGCCACACTGGATATACTCATCAATATAACCACAAGAATTTCGACCGTAGATACTTAGATCTATGCATGGTATCTGCCGACACCCTGGCTGTAGCGCAAAAAGTAAAGCGCGACAATGCGCGAAGCTTTCAAGTACTTGCGACTGATGCGCCTATACCTAAGGATTCTATCGAGTGCCTATCCGATAGCAAAGGGATCTCATGCCTAGATTGCGGCCTATGCAACGGTAAAAGCGATTCACCTAGCATTTACATTCGGGTACATGGTACGCGAAAAGCAAATTTTCTAAACAATAAGCGAGTATAAACAATAACTTAAAGGGGAATTATACCATGATAGATTTCGAAATAGTAGAAGACGGCCAGTCTAAGTTTATAACTTGGTCTAAATTGTGCGAGTTTACCGGGATAAAAGCTTATCAACCATCTACGCCAGAACTTGCAAGCGTGAAAATGGAATTAGCTAAGCGATGGTCGCTAGATCCGGATGATGTAATTGTACGCCTAAACCGACAGCCGATACTTTAAGGGGAATAACATGACACACGAAACAGCACTAACCAAAGCCTTAGCGCTAGCTATAACAGCGCCTAGCCATCGTTACAGTGACGCCTTGAAACTGGCCTATGAGATAGCCGAATTATGCACTCCCGCGGAAGTAGAAAGGGCAAAATTAAACGCACAACAATTAGTAGGTGAATCAAATGATTAAGGAATGCTTAGCAATGACAGCACTAATCGCCGCGTTATTACTTGTCGGGCGATGGGATTATGAAGACGAAATTATCGCGGAAAAAGATTATATAGATTCCGTTTGCCTATGGTACGCCACAGGTGGTAGTCTAAAAAGTGAAGGCCGTTATGGTCATCCGGATTACAAAAAATTGGGGGTAACATGTACAGACTCAGCGGGATAAATGGCGTTTTCGGATTCAAACATAGGACTAGCGAGCAAGCCGAAAGGGCAAAGGACGATTACATAAAAGACTTCGCCAGGGGTCGCGCTAGTCTGATACAAAGAAAATATGAATCTGGCAACATGAGATTACTGGAATCAGAGGCTATAGATATGGCAATCGAAGAGCTGAAAAGGGAAATAACCATAGTCAAGGCTTGATAGATACGATTCTAGCCTCAGCAGTCGCGCTAGAATCGATTTAAATTGGAAAGTAATACCATCACAAGGGGTACAAATAAAATCGCTTAGATCGCCTCTACGGAGGTTTTAGCGAGAGGAGGATTTAATTGAAAGATTACAGAGTAGAGCTGAAGGTGAAGAATAACCTACTTGCCAGTGCAATGGAGCGAAAAGGCATTGCAAGCGCAGCGGAGTTAGCCAGGCAATCAGGGATAAATCAAACCTATATCGGCAAGTATCTCAATTTGCAGGAAAGCATATACGATTTTCGCGGGGAGTATCGCCCGCAATTTATGCGGTTATGCGAATTCTTTAACCTTATGCCAAGTGAGTTATATCCTGAAGCGCAGATGAGCGAGCCGTTAAAGACCAACAAAAAAACCATTGAGGCGGATGCTCATGAGCTAGTACGCCTCGAGGCAGATGCGCTAGATCCTGCCCAGATTATAGAACTAGGCTCGAAGCGAGAGGCGATTCGTGGCATGCTATTTTCGCTAACCAAAAAAGAATCTGATGTCGTGTCACTACGGCTTGGCTTCGAGGGGGTCGAGCATACATGGGAAGAAATCGGCAAGGTATACGGGGTCAGTAAAGAGCGGGTAAGACAAATATACGGCAAGGCGATACGGAAACTGCGACACCCTGAGAGGCTTAAGTACGCGGGGTTCGATCGATACGGGAGAGTGTTAGAAAGCGAGTAAAGGGTCGCCCCCTTTCGGGGGCTAGTCACATGCATCGAGGAGGATGGTTTGCGATTAGTCGTAGGCTACTCCTCCCTCAAGAAAAAGGCAAGTCATGTCTGATTTTGAAAGGGTTTTATCCAGTTTGGAGGGAGTTAGACGCAAGGGAGATACCGCAATGGCTATCTGTCCCGCGCATGCTGACAAATCCCCTAGCTTGTCCATCAAGTACCGACCTCAAGATGATCGGGTGCTGATCAATTGTTTGGCGCAAAACTGTAGCGCGGAGTCTATCCTTGCTGCGGCGGGTTTAACTTGGTCGGACTTATACCCCAAGGATCAAAACTACAAACCCCTCGCGGATAAGGTAACGCGGGAGGAAGTCAATTCAGCTAAGTGGCTGCTTGAGCTAGTCCCGATCTGGTCGGCTGAGGGAGTGGCATTCACTGAGAAAGACCGCCAGGACATCTACGCGGCACAGGTAATCATCAATAAAGCGAAGCGAGGAGGATATTATGGGGTGGATTAAATTAGATCGGGCAGTGCAGGATCACTTTATCTGGCGAGAACCGGAGGCTTTGAAGTTCTGGATCTACCTACTGATGGCGGCATCACTGACAGACAAGGTGACTGTTTTTAATGGTAAAAACCTGACAATCAAGCGCGGTCAATTGGTGTTCGGATTGAACGCAGCAAGCGCCAAATTAGGCATCTCAGTACGGCGTCTAAGAACCTTCCTAAAATGGTTCGAAAGTGATCACATGATCGACAAGCAGATTACGAATAAATTCTCAATAATATCAATAGTTAAGTTCTGCGAATATCAAGATACGGGCAAGCAAACGACAAGCAAACGACAAGCAAATGACAAGCAAACGACAACAACTATAGAAGTAAGAAGTAAGAATAAAGAATATATACCCCCAACAGTCGCAGAGGTTCAGACGTATTGCGACTCCCGAAGTAACGGGATTGACGCGGAGATGTTCGTGGCATTCTATGAAGCTAGGGGATGGAAGATAGGGAAAGAGCAGATGAAATCATGGAAGGCTTGTGTGATTACATGGGAGAGGCGTAGAAAAGAGCAGACACCTACTCCCGCGTCAAACTGGGAGGTGGAGCTATGAAACTCCCACAAGGGTTAGACCTAGATCAATACATCGAACTCACCTCCATGATGGATGCGTCACAGATACACTCTGCCGGCAAGTGGCGTGATGAGGTGTTAGAACGATCAAAGGGGCAGAAGATCTGGGGTGCTAAGTTACCCTGGTCGAAGACATGGGAGACATTCCGTCTACGCGAAGGGGAATTGACCTTATTCGCAGGTGCTAACGCCTCGCGTAAATCAATGATCTGTGGCGAGATTATCCTACACCTACTCAAACACTCTAAGGTCTGCCTCGCGTCCCTTGAGATGAAGCCCAGTGAGTCACTGTACAGGATGCTAATGCAGTCAGCAGGGGCTAGAGAGGGGACTCCTAATGAGACCTTCATTGACGAGTTCACAGCATTTACCGACAAGAATCTAGTCATCTTTGACCAGTTAGACACAGTTAAGCCCGAGAGAGTATTGGCGATTATCAACTACTGCGCGAAGGAATTGGGGTGTAAGTATATCTTTGTAGACTCACTGGCTAAGTGCGGGACAGGCTTTCAGGACTACTCTGCGGAGACTGAGTTTGTGAATAAGCTACAGCATTCCGCGAAGACTTTAGGCATAGGGATTATCCTTGTCGCACATATCAGAAAACCCCCACAGGCAGATGATAACTGGATACCAGACAAGTATTCTATCCGTGGTGCTAGTACCCTGTCGGACATGGCAGACAATGTGATTTTGACGGCATCTAATCCCAAGAGAAAGCAACTCAAAGAGCTGACTAAAATTACTGAGTTAGACGAGAAGCAGCAGGAGTATTTAGCGAAACACAAAGACCAAAAACTTATTATCGCAAAGCAAAGACACGCGGGAGGATGGGAGGGGACTTATAATTTTTACTTTCATGATAATAGCTTACAGCTAACTGAGCAAGAGAATAGACCGAGGAGATTTTATTTTGAAAACAACGAAGAAACTGTTGACGATGACATAGATTTGTTCTAATCTACAACTACATTCTGAGGAGGATGATATGAATATTTCAACTATTGAGCAGTTCCTAACACGCGAAGATGTATTCACCTGGATTACAGATGGTGAGTTAGACCTACCCGATAACCTGGCAGATGAATTAGTAGCCAGAGCTATCCGAGAGACAGGGTTTGCGTTCTTACTGGACGCATTGCACACCCAAAACTACTGCGAGTCCTTCGCGGTAGACCTTGTAGATTCGCTTAACACTAGCAACCTATTTGATATTGCCTCATTCCAAGAGCAGACGCTCAAAGCATTGCGAGACTACGCAAGGTATATCTGTGACTGCAACATTGACATAGGCATGGAGGCGCTTAGGAAGTTTGAGGGAAAGTACGCGAAGGATGCTCAGATAATTAACTTATGGCAAGAGAGGGGATTAACAGTATGAAGCAGTCAGAATCAATTAAAGAACTCGCAACCGCTATGGCTGCGGCACAAGGTGAGATGGGTTCAGCGATTAAAGGTGCGTCAAATCCATTCTTCAAATCGAAATATGCGGACTTGGGGTCAGTGATACAGGCTATCAAAGCCCCCTTCGCAGAACACGGATTGAGCTATGTTCAATTCCCTATCACTGGCGATAACTCGGTGGGAGTTATTACTCGCCTAATGCATTCGTCAGGAGAGTGGTTGGAGCAGGAGTACTTCATCCCTCTTGGCAAGATGGACGCACAGGCTGCGGGTTCAGCTATAACTTACGCAAGACGGTACGCTTTACAGGCTATCGCAGGAATCCCTGCTGAGGATGACGATGGCAATGCTGCGGCACAAGCCAAGCCTGAGCCAGTAACCAAAGCCCAGGCTAAGGTTATTGGCGAGCTAATAAAACAGTCAGGGGCTAATACTGAGAAGTTCTGCATAGCATTCAAGTGCAAAGATGTTGCATCCCTTTCCGCGTCAAACTTTGATCGAGCCAAAGAGCTACTGGAGAAGAAGATTGGAGACCAAGAAGACGAAGTTTAATCGGTCTCATTGCGGATGCTGCGGACAGGGGATTAGTCCTAAGATGATGTTCTGCGATGAGTGTAAGTTAATCTTTAATAAATTCGAGTCACTGTGGAGGCGTTATGAACAAAGACCCAGTAATGGTAGATCTTGATCGATACCTAACAGAGAGTGAGGAGGACTACATTAGTCCTGAAGACAGAGAACGCGACAGACAAGAGTATCTAGCAGACCAAGGAGATTATGATGCGGATTGATCAGAACGAGCAGGGTAGTCCTGAGTGGTTAGCAGCCAGGCTAGGCATCCCTTCCGCGTCAATGTTTGCCAAGCTAGTCACAACAAAAGGCATCTGGTCTGCATCGGCTGATGCCTACATCAATCAACTGGTCGCTGAGCGTTTGACAGGCGAGCGTGAGGAGGTTTTCCAGTCTCACCATATGCTGAGGGGTACGGAGTTAGAGCCGGACGCTAGAGATTTGTACTCACTGATTAGTGACGCGGAGGTGACTGAGGTTGGGTTCTGCTTGCATGACACTCTGTCAGCAGGGTGTTCGCCAGACGGATTGATAGGTGAGGACGGAGGATTGGAGATTAAATGTCCTGCTCCTTCTACGCATGTAGAGTATTTGAGGGGCGGAGTACTCCCTTCCAAATACAAACAGCAAGTCATGGGGTGTCTGTGGATTACAGGCAGGGAGTGGTGGGACTTCGTGTCCTATCACCCGACTATGAAACCTCTGATCGTTCGTGTTGAGCGTGATGAGGAGTACATCGCAGCGTTGGAGAAGTGTGTGACCAAGGCTGTTAATTTGATAGACGAGAATGTAGAAAAGTTTTTTAACTAAGGAGAAAGACATGAGTGATTATGATGATACTAACCGTGGGGCTTTATTCAAGAACGAAAGGAAAGAGATAGAGACTCACGCTGATTACAACGGGACGATCAATGTAGGCGGTCAGGAGTTCTGGTTAAACGCCTGGCTCAAAGAGTCAAAGGCAGGTAAGAAGTTCTTCAGTCTGTCAGTTAAGCCTAAAGAAGCTAAGCCAGTGTCTAACTCGCCTGAGATTGAGCTAGACGACCTTCCCTTTTAGTCAAACAGGGGGTGAAAGCCCCCTATTTTGAGGACAAGCAATGATTCACATTGGCAAGACAATACGCATAGCACATGAACAGGTCGGCATGAGGCATAAGGCTGTGGCAGATATGATTGACTGCCATAGTTCTAACTACTCTCACACTCTAGCCCAGGGAAACATGACCGTTCATCGGTATAAGCAAATCTGTGACGCTCTGGGTTTGACAATGGATCAGGTTTATAAGATAGGAGAACAACATGCAAACGGATAACGAACTGAGGGATAGGTTGGAGAAGGATATACAAAAGTATCTGGGCAATGGGGGAAAGGTTACTTACTGCAAGCCCTTTGAGTTTTCCAATGGCAAGTCTTTGAATGAATCATCTTACTCCGCGTTCAATGAAAGAGAGGCTAAAAGGAATGGACGATCTAAACGAAGTTAAAGACATGGTAGGAGATATTCCGCAGGGAGAGTTTTGGGTGGTCAGTAATAAACAATCTCTTGATGCGTTCGTCTCGCACATCACTAAGCTTTACGAAGACAAGAAGTACGTCACGATTAAGTGGAAGGCAGGGAAGACAAGAACCTCTGCACAGAATAATGCATTGCATGTTTACTGCCGACTACTTGGCGAGGCTTTAAATGACGCGGGGTATGACATGAAGAAGACTGTCAAAGCAAGCGTAGACATCCCCTGGACAACAGACCTGGTGAAGCAGTATTTATGGAAGCCAATACAGTCTGTGGTTACTGGTGATGACTCTACTTCTATCGCGTCACGGGAGGATTACGACAAGGTCCACGCTGTGCTAAGCCGTCATCTGTCAGAGAAGTTTAATGTTTATGTACCGTTTCCAACCAAATGATTATCTTCTCTGAGTTTAATGACGCTCTTGAAGAGGCTGCGTGGTGTGCAGAATCGGAGCAGCAAGTATACAGTATCGCAATTTATAAGACTGGCTTTAGGGTGAGTAGGCTTTCTCGAATGTACCAGTACAAAGGAATAATCTTAGAGGTTGGATTTAAACCTACCCGCGATAAAGTGTAGAAAAGCGACATATAAGGCGCATTAAAGTGTCTTATGCGTCATATAAGTTTCATTAGAGGAGATTAATCATGGCTAGACAGATTATTGAGGTGCAAACCGATACATGGATGCTTTGTGAAGGCATCGAAACCTCAGTGTTTATTGGCGAGACTGATGAGCCAATAGAGATTACAGAATCTTATGAGTCACTGATTGATCAACATCTTAATTCGTACATCTTTGGCCGCAAGATTGCGGCACTGCATTATGATGAGACCGCTGCGTTCATTGCTAAGATGAAAGAGGTTGCTGAGTACGCAGAGCGTAGGGCTAAAGAACTTGGGTGGGAGGAGTTATGAGTAACGATATGATGGAGGTAATACACAAGGCCATTGATGAATTACAGATTGGCCTTGACAAACTTGATGACAAGCAAGTAAAGGAAACCTACAATGCCTTAGTCGCTCTTCAAATAGAGCTGCACAGAAAGTACACCTCACACTACACCAAGAGGCTAGGGCTATATGGGTATAAAGACGCAGAATGAATACGTTATGCCTTTGGATGTCGAGATAGCGCTTCAAGCCTATCCCGTCACTCAGAAGAATTTCAGTGTAGCGTTACTTAAGATGCGCTATGACATGATGGAAGAGAAGGATCAGATCCGAGCAGAGAAGACTCTTCTCTCGCTGCGTGATGGGAGATACTGGAAATGACTAGAGCTGTGAAGCGCAGGGTCAAACGGAAATCTAAACCCAAGACCAAGACTTCCGCTCAGTTAAAGCAAGAGTGCTATAAAGCTGTACAAAAATTAGCCAGACTTGCAGCGTCAGATGATAACGGCAATTGTTCTTGCGTGTCTTGTGGAGTCACCAAACACTACAAGGATATGCAGGGAGGACACTTTATCCCTAAAGGCAACTCATCCTACTGGGCGTTAGAGATAGAAAATGTCCATCCCCAGTGTCCTGCATGTAACATGTGGGGTATGTCTCACGGATCAGCTGCTCAGCAGTACACACTCTGGATGCAGGATATGTACGGTAGAGACTTTGTAGAGGAGATGATTGAAAAGAAGTCTACTCCGGTTAAGAGATACAAAGCAGACTACGAGCAAATCCTGGCAGAGTTCCAAGAGCTAATCACCTACCACGAGAACCGTGTATGTTAGAAGTTAAACTCAGCAAGAAAGAATTGTTTGACTGTCAACGCGCAGCGAATGGTCGCTCCATGTTATCTAGGGCTTCTGGTGTAGTTAATCAACGGAAAGACAAGTCTAGTACAGATGAAGAGGTAGACTTGATTGGTATTAAAGGTGAGTTAGCAGTATCTAAAGTTTACCAGGCAGACTTTAGCCCGTTTGATTTTGGAGTAGACGCGGGAGTGGATATGTTCTTTGGCGACATAGGGGTTGATGTTAAAACTACCAAGTACCCAAACGGAGTCTTGCTGTTTAAAAGCGTTGAAGCATTCAAAGCCCCTATCGCCGTCCTGTGTACAGAGATAGACCAAAATACTATGTGTGTGGTTGGTTGGATTCGCAAGAAAGAATTTGCAGACAAGTGTACGAAGTTTATTAACCCTAAGACTAAAGTTTATACGGATGGTATGTGCGTTGAGCAGTCGCAGCTTAATAGCCCTGAAGAGCTATGGCTACACATCACCCGCGTTAAACTAAACCAACAAGGAGACAAGCTATGAGTTACGCGGGGAAAGGAGTTAAGGCTATTACGAAAGACGGCATTGAATTAGAGCTACAGAATGTAGAGGATGTCTTTGACTGGCTTGCAGAGTTACTTGAATGCGATGATGAGGTTGATAGGAACATGGCAGGAACAGCCGGTATGATGCTAGAGGATATGCTTAACTTCATTAACAGCACTGACTCAATTCAAGACAGCTTTCAAATCCATGTTAATCAATCGTACCGTGAACAAGCAGAAGCTTACGAGAGGGAATTGCATTGAAAGCAACAGACTACCAGGTAGCAGGAAGTCACTATCAGGACTTAAAGATACAGCCTATCGAGTACATTCTGGCTAACAACTTAGGCTTCTGTGAGGGGGCTATCGTTAAGTACATCTCAAGATGGCGGCAGAAGGGCGGGGTTGAAGACCTGAGAAAGATCAAGCAGTTTTGTGAGTTCTTGATAGAGCAGGAGCTAAAAGAAAAGCCCCTCCCCACAATGGAGGAGAGGCGTTTACCGAGGGCTTAGTTATGTTTGATTACGGCATGTATATAATAATAATGTTATTCACATATATTATCTTGTTTGAGAAAGCATAATATCTTCTCTTATTGACTGCTGATCATTTTCATCTAGCTGCTCAATAATCTTAGCAATATTAGAAGAGATAAACTCAGCGGTAGGTGCTGAGGCTTTTTCAATTTGTTTATCTAGCGCAACCAATCTATTTACGGCGGCTTTATTTGTTGCCAATTTAGAGAATACAGAAGGAATTGTAAGCGTTGCTATTGCTAATGGAATTCCTACAGTAGCACCAACACCACCTGCCGCAGCGCCTTGAGCTAACTTCCCGAGAGAGTTTATTTCTTGGCTTCTTATTGCCAGATTGAACAGACCGCTTCTTCCTTGCTGAGACGAGTCATAGATAGCATTTGATAACAGTTTAAAAGATTCATACGAATCTCCCATAACAGCCTTGATTCTGGATTGCTCTGATTGCTTAGAAAGCTTTTGTGAAACAGCGGCTAGATTCTTAAAATCAATCATACCTGTTGCCGCGTCTAAAAATTGTTCTTTTGCAAAAGATTGAGCAATGATTTTTTTGGCTTGAGCAGCCGTCTTAACATCCATGTCTCCTAGCTTTCCTGCTTTTTGAATATCTGCAAAAGCTCTGTCTATACTAGCAAGCATCTTGTTAATTTTATTGCTGTCAGTTTGCCTTAGTAGCAATTTACCTATCTTTTCATAGTCGCCTTTTTTAGCAGAAGATAAAACACCTCTGTTTAACACGGGGAGCAAGTCGTCCATAGATTGCGAGTAGTTACTCTTTAAAGACTTGTATGCGCTTCCCATTTGAGGGAGTCTGTTTGATAGAAGGCTTTCTGTTGCGTTAGTTATAGAATTCCTTAATTCGCTTAAGGTTCTAACTGCCGTAGGATCAGCCAATTGATTGCCTGGCATTGCTTGGTCAATGTTTCTTGAAAGCATTTTCTCAAGATTAAATATAGTCGACAAAGGAACAATATTAACGTCTTCAAGTTTTCTTAAAAGATCAGAAGCAGCGTCTTGAGTTGCTTTTGGAAGCATGTTTCCAAGCGTTGGGTCTGAATTTCTTTTTAGAAAATCATCAAGTGTTTTTTTGATACCAGAGACAGGAAGGTTAGAGTTTCCGTATTTGGTAAGTAGCTTGTTTTGCTCTTCTCCAAAAATTTTAGATGCAGACTGTCTCCCTGCCTCTATTATTCCGTAAATAGTCTCCCCAACACCAGAAACATCTTTAGCTAAAGTTGGGTTAATCCCATCAATTAAAGATTGTGCTGTTTTTTGTAAAACAGAGTTTACCGCTTCCGCTCTTTTCTTTTCATTGCTGCCAGAAAATATACCAATTCGACCTATTTCTTCTGCTGTGGTTCTGAGGTAACTTGCTTGACCTGTTTGAGCGGCAGACAAAGAAGCGCCTTCAGACCCTAACAATCTTTGAGTTAACTCTACGCTTTCTGCAGAGCCAGGAATAATCCCTTCCATATCCAGCATGCGTAAGTCTGGCGGCTTAGGAGCAGCCATGCGAGCAGAAGCAATCAAATCGCTAGTATTTATCTTTATGGCTTTAGCTATCGGCCTTACAACCTTTCCAAGCCCAAGTGTAGCTGCATCAAAAATCACTGATGTTTTTGCTTCACTTAAAGCATCTTCAAAATCCAAAGCTTCATCTTGATAGGCGTTGCTTGCTAAAGAACCTCCAAAAGAGCCTGTTGCGCCTCCAATAATTCCACCAATAATAGTTCCTATGCCAGGCAAAACAGCAGTGCCAATTGCTGCTCCTGCTCCTGCCCCTGCTATAGATCCGGGTATCTCTAAGTTTTCACCTAAAAAACCACCAAGTCTTTCTAGTCCTGTTGGTTTGGATGGAGAAATTACTTGAAGAGCCTCATCAGACAAGGCAGAAATATTATTTGCTAACAAATTATCTAAGTCTTCATCTGACAATTGGCTAAGATCAAAGTTTTCCATAAATCACCTGTATTAATTAAAGCCTAGGGGCTATTTGTCCTCTGCGTTCTTTTTCTCTTAGCGCTTGCTCTTCCAAACTTAGAGGAGTTGATGCAACAGGCTCAACTTGTTCTTGGGCATTTTTGTTAAATTTAACATTGTACTGTTTTTCAATGCTTGGAATAAAATCTTTGCTTTCTTTAAATGCATTCCATTCATCGAGAAATCCTGCTTGATTTCCTTTGTTTTTGGAGATGTATTCTGCTCTTTGTTTTTCGTATTCAGAAACAATAGCGGAAGACTTAGCAACTCCATTTAAATACTCTTGTATTTGTTCGGCATTATAACGAGCGTCTGGGTATCCAGATCTAGCCAAAGCAACATCTGAGTCTGAAGCTGCGCCAGGAGGCAAGCTCAACATCACTGAATTGTTTACAAATCCGTTAAATTCTCTTTTCAGCAAGTCAGCATCGCCTTGAGTTCCAAGGAAATCGTTAAACGCACTCAATGCCGTTCCTCCAAAGCCCGCTGTTGGCTGAACCACTTCGTAACGCTTTGCCAGACTCATTGCTTGCAAGCCCTTAGTTCTTGCATTGTTAGAGCTTGATACAGCTTCATCAATAGATTTTTGAGCAAAAACGCTTAAATCGCCTTGCCTGTTTTCTTCTGCAAGCTTTCTCGTGTCTGCTATGGATTGTTGGATATTATTCTCTTCTTCTTGGATAGTTCGCAGCCTTGCTGTATCGGTTACTTGCCATTCAAGCCTAGATTTATCTAATCCTAAAGAATTTTTAGCTGTTTCCGCGTTTAACTTGCTTGCTTCTGCCGACATAACAGCGGCTTTAGCTCTTGCTTGCTCAGTTTCTTGCGCAATGTTTGCTCTTCTAGCTTCTGCTGCCGCTTGCCTTAATGCCGCAGCCCGAACCGGATCAACGCTTTGAATAGCTTGAGCAGCTTGCAACAAGCCTTCTGGCTTTGATGTATCAATACCTTTGAGTTGCTCAGAAACCCTTTCCCCAGTACTACGCGGGTCAATGCCAATCATAGGCTGAACAGCTCGCCGTAGAGCGTCATTACGCTGTACCCCTAACTGACCCCCCATCTGAGCCAAAGGAGCTAATGCTGCCGCTCTCCCGCGTAAACCAGAGGACAGCAATTGACCTTGAGCCATCCCCTGTTGAAGTAGTTTTTGCTGACGCTGTTCAGGAGTGTCAATGATGTCTGCAAACAGACTGTTAATATCTATAGCCATTGTTTAACTCCTTAAATAAAAGCGCCTGTGGCTTTTGCGGCGTTTTGTTTTTTCAATGCTTCTATAGCCTGAGAAAACGCATCGCCCATTGCGCCAGTAATTTGATTAGTCTGAGCAGGTTGTTGCTCGCCCTTTAATAGATCAAACAGCCCTTGGAATTGCTGCTGACGTAAAGCATTAGCTAGTGATGCATAGCCTAATTGAGCTTCTAAGCCAGACTCGGCAAGTTGAGATTGCAAACCTGCTCCTGTAGATTGTAACGCAGAACCAATACGAGACGCTTCTAAAGAAGGTTGTAGTGACGCAAGGAGCTGTTGTTGTGGTAGATAAGAAGCCCCCAGACCTTGAAGACCTAAATCTCCCAATAAACCTAGTCTTGAACGCGTCTCACCCAAACCTGCTAAAGTCTGTTGCGACTGTAAAGCTTGTTCAGCACGAGCTTGCTCCATTGCGCTTACACCAAGACCTGCTTGTTGCTCTGCAATAGCCTTTTCTAACGCTAGCTGCTCTGGTGTACCGCCGTATTGGGCTGTAGATACACCTAACCTACCCTGACCTAGTAAACGCTCTTCTAGCGCGAGACGCTGACGCTCCTGCTCTGGCTGTAGAGTAGCTTGCATGCGTCCAAATATATCTTGTTCACGCGAAGCTCGTTGACTTGGGTCTTGAGTTAACATTCCTATTACGTTGGCTTGCTCTGCCGCTCGAGACTCAGGAGTTCCTAATACATCAAAAGCCCCAGTTGTAAATTGACTAAGCTGTTGCTGCATAGCTTGCTGTTGTGGAGACAAGCCTAAATTTAAACTCCCAGACGATCCGATAGAGCCAGTTCCAGTAGGAGTAGTAATTGTAAAAGGTTTAAACTCTGTAGCTCTTTGAGCTTGACCAATCAATCCGCCCGCGGGAGGTTGATAATTTTGCCCAAAGATTGTTGTGAAATCTTGCTGTCCTGCCTGTTCAATGTCTTTAATAATTTTTTGTTGAGCAGCAGCGCCGCCAATACCCGCAATAACATTGCCTGCTGTACCGCCAAACAAGCCTCCTAAAAAGTCATCCCAATTCATTAGTATGTACCTCCATCAATCGTTCCAACTGTGAAAGTGCCACTCACTGTTAGGTTTGCCATAGTAGTTGTACCAGTAAAGGTAGGTGCAGCAGAGTCACTTTTAGTGGCTACAGCTACCTGAATAGCGTCAAATTCAGCCCCTACTTCAGAGCCTTTAATTACCTTGGCAGGGTTACCGCTAACCAAAGCGTCCTTGGCTG